TCAACATTATGAAACTCACAAACTTTTTTTATTGCGTTTTCAAAATTAAAAATTAAGTTGCCCTCATTTTTAATTATTTTCATAACATCATTAACCGCCTCTTTCATAACAGGCGATAAATTTTTGTATGATTTACTGTTGAACGTCTGGTTGTTCTCCACTAACTGGCTCAGCTTCATTTGATACCTCTGGTGTTGTTTCTTGTGATTGTGCATTTGCACCTGTAGGTTCAACTTGTCCATCACGTGTAAAAGTACCTGTACCTGCAATTTCTGGTTTAGGGTCGCTATGTGGTTCTGCTTTAAACATACTACCAGCAACTTCTTGTCTTCTAGCGTCTAAAGAATCGCCAACTTTACTTCTTAATGCGTCTTTAAAAGCATCTCCAGCACCAACCATATCGTTTTGTGCTAACTTGTCTATAAAACTTTTTACTTCTTCACTCATTTTTTACTCCTTATAATAATTCATCATCATTTGCAACTTGCGTATCTGGTGATGATATAATACCGTCATCAATTTCTTTTTTGATTTCAGCATCCATTTGTTTCATTTCTGATTCAGTTTGTTTTAAGATATGTTTTCTAACATATGCAACTGAATAATATTTACCAATGTAATCTCTAACTTCTCTTGCTAAGTTTAATCTTTCTCTCATCATTTCAGAATTTTTTAATTCTGCAAAATGACCGTCTTGTAAGAAGTCATAAAATATAGCATCTCTAATTGCAGGCCATTCTGTTTCTGCAATTATGCCTTTGATTACTAATTGTGTTCTTAATAAATCGTTAAACAGTTCAGTAAATTTCTTTCTTAATCGACCAACAAATTTAGTAAACTTTAATTCATCTCTTGTAATTTCACTTGCTCTACCAAGATTAAATCCTTGACTTGCCTCTAATCTACTTACAGGCACGTTTAATGATCTATATAATTTTGCTCTAAAGTATTCAATGTCAGAAATTTCACCAAGATTTGCACCACCTGGTAAAGTTGTAATATCAGTACCTCTGCCACCTTCTCTACTTGGTAACCAAAAGTCTTCTAACATTGACATATAGTTTCTGTCATCCCTAACTTCACCTGTAGCAGCGTCATAGACAAGTTTGTTTCTGTATCTTGCCATAACATCTCTCAAATATTGCTCTGCCTTAACTTTAGGTAAATTACCTACGTCAATTTTAAATATTCTTCTTTCAGGTGCTCTTGCAATTCTGTAAATAACAGCAGAGTCTTCAATCATTCTCAACTGATTAACAGGTTTAATTGCCTTATGTAAGTATGATAAAACTATATTTTTATTTTGATCAATTACACCTGATGGACAATATGCGATTGTATCTGGTGCAATTTTAATACCTTGAATAGCAGCAGAACCTTGTATACCTCTTTCGTTATAAACAAAGTATTCAACTGTTTCATCAGCAATATTAATGTTAGTAGGAGATGTTAAACCTTCTGGTCTTCTCTTTCTAACTTCTCTTATTTTTTTGATCTTTCTAGGATCAAGGTATTTTAATTCTGTAATACCGTTTTTAGTATTTTCAGCATCAATAACCTTTTGAAAAAAGATTCTTCCATCAACATACCATCTTCTAAAGAGGTCGTGTCCTCTAGTGTTAAATTGCATTAGTCTTAACACCTCTTTAAATTCTTCTTCTATTTTTCTTTTAATTTCACTACTATATGTAAGTTGATCTGTAATAACTTTTACTGATTGTTTATTTTCGTTTGAAGTTATTGCTTCATTGACAATATCCTCTATTGCCATATCACATTCTGGATGTAGTGAAATTTCTCTATATCTTCTTATTAGATCCTGCTCAGTCTTGGCAGTGCCCTCCATATCGAGGTAACTGCCAAAGAAACCCCCAGCGGCAACGACTTGTGTGCCGTCCTCCGCTTGGGGCATACTGAATTGTTGTTTTGGATCTGTTTTAGGTTTGACCCTAGTAATGTTAAATCCAAATAACTCTGCCATAATTTAATTCCTTTGTTATATACTACTTATAATAGTTTTAAGTAGTTGTATTTGTTTCAAAGTATTGATATTGAAACGTTACATCAAAGCTTTCTACCTCGTCATTAGTTGCATAATTTAATGGTATAGCAGCTATTTCTGTAGGAAATCCACCTCTCAAAGTATAAGATTTTAACGTATTACCATTTCTGTCCAACTGATCAACAAATATATCTACTTGATAATCTACAGGATTTGAAAGTCCTTCGTTATCAGTCATATTGTTGATACCATTTTGCCATCTCTCAAAAGCATTTCTTAACTTAAAGTTTGTATCGTTAAGAATAGTTACAGACCAATCTCCGAAAGTTCTGTCACCTGCGATTTTGATTTGTCTTCCTCTAAATGGAACATTTATATTACCTACATTCATTGCAGGAATAGATGTTGCTGTACATAGAAACGCTAGGTCTTCTATTTCTCCACCAACTTGTGCGTAACCAGGAAAAGGCATTGTTACCTTAAACTGGTTTGGTCTTGCACCACCGCCAGCAAGTTTAGCTTTGAAGTCATTTATGTTTGCCATTTTTTATTCTCCTTCTCTACTATTAACCGCCTGCGACTTCTTCAAAAGAAACGCCAGTTCTGGTTGCAACGAATTGTAATGTGATAAAGTTAATGCTTCTAGCAGGTTTAATGAAAATCTCTGCTATAAACTCATTTCTATCAATTACTTCGCCTGTGTTGTTAGTTTCATCACACACTACTAAAAAGTCTGTGATACCTCGTCTACCTTGTACTTCTCTTAGGAAAGGTTCTACAATGTTTCTAAAGTTAGCTCTTGTAAATTCATCATTGAACTCAAAGAGTTGGAATTTAGAAGCAGTTGCAATCGCCTTTTCTAAAGTGATAAACAATCTTCTTACGTTGATTCTATCAAAAGCACTTGGAGAAGATAATCCAGTTTTGTCTCCGAATAATACAGTTCCTTGACCTGGGAAGGTAGCAACTGGATTAATTCTTTTTGGATATAACTCATCTCTTTGTGATTTTGTAGGGTTGAACGCTAGTTTAGCAGCACCTCTGATAATACCTCTGTTAAATCCAGCAGGTGAATACCAAGCGTCTGCAATAATGTCTGTTCTAGCAGCCAATCCAGCAATATCTCCGTTTAAAGGTACAAATCTGTAAACGTCATTATATCTGTCGTAACAGTATTTGTAACCACTATCAAACACAACATATGAAGAAGAACGTACTGTACTAAAGAAATCTACTACGTTATCTTTTTGTGTATTTGAGTTTGAGATATTGACAACATCACTTCTTTGTGGAGAAGCAAATACAATTGCGTCTTTTCTATTTTCTGCAATTGTGATTAGATTGTCAACGTGTGTTACTGAACCACTTGGACCAGCGATAATTAATCCTACATCAACTGTATCAGCGTCTGCAAATTTTTCGTAAGCAGTTTTTAACTGACCGTCAGTTACAGTAGAACCATTAGCACCACCAGATAATGACTCACTAGTTGGAACAGTTACCGAAGTATATGTTGTACTAGCAGCTGCATTACCCCAATTGGTACCTGAAGTGTTATGATCCATCCAGAAAATGTAATTTGATTTATTTTGAATTACAGTTGGATAGTAGTTAACATCTCCTTGTGGTGTTTTTGCGTCTGAAGCTTTAGATAGTTTTGAATACGTTTCTAAAACTGTACCAGGTACTCCTGAAATTCCACCGTCTTCGTCAATAACGACTACGTGTATTTCGTCTCCAGAACCTGATCTAGTTGAAACGTAAGTTGATGTGCCAGGAGCACCGTCAACTACATCATAATATCTCCATCTTCTTTTTATTCTTGCGTCATCAACAACAGCAGAAATTAATCCGCCTTCACCTCTAGGATGTTGAACGATACCGATTGATGTAGAAGCAACTGAAGTTACTCTATATTTCTCACCAGTTGTGAAATCTGTTCCACCACCAGTTGAAGAAAATTCAATAATATCGCCTACATTTAAATAAGATGTAGCGTCTGTATCAACAGTAACAGATGTTGCACCAACAGCGGCGCCTCCATTAACTTGTTGAGCAGTTGATGTTGTTTGTTCATATGCACTTGCACTTGGACAAGTTGCAACTAATATATTATTACCCCAAGCGCCAGGTGATCTAGCAGCAAAAGTTCCTACAGCAGCGGAACCGTTGGCGTAATTGTCTTCATAGTCTTGTGTATTCTTAACAAGTAGTCCACTACCGTTTGCAGTAGCATTGACTTGACTTGTTTGGGTAGCTCGTACTACTCTTAATGCGTTAGAATATTGTAAGAAGTTAGCA